AATTAATAACGAATCCTTATATTAGTGGTATATCTACAAATATAGGGATGAAATACAAAAACAAAATCATGGCTTTGTTAGAAGTACTGAAAAGTAGATTGTCCCGTCATAAGGAAAAGCGTAAGGATATTGAAATCCTAGTTAATAAAAGCGCAGCTTCTCCTAACCAAAAGCAACAATATGTTGAGCTCAAAGCAAAAGAAGATGAGCTTGAAAACATAATTGATCTTGCTGAAGGTATTATCGAATCTGACGATAAATAAAACAGTCTGCATTTTAGTGTTCTGATACAGCCCGACAAACGGAGGTAAACGGAAGTAGTTATGTTATTTGAAAAAGGTAAAAGTGGGAATCCCGCAACGCAATTTAGTTCAAACAATCAACCTAAAAACAGAGGTAGAAAGGGGAAATCTATATCTGAATTTTTAAGAGAATTTGGAGAAGCCAAAAGTGTAGAGTATGAAATCAAAGTAACTAAAGGCGGTGAAACGAAAATTAAGAAAGGGAAAATTGAGAGTGAAACCACTTTGAATGAGGTTGTAGCCACCACATTATTGTCAAAAGCTATGAATGGCGATTTAAGAGCAATCAATATTGTCTTAGACAGAAACGAAGGCAAGCCTAAACAGTCTGTAGAAGTTGAGTTACCGCAGTTTCCTGATATGACAATAAAGGAAAGGGCTAAAAGATTAAAAGAGTTATTAGACAAAGCAAATGAACCTGAATAATGAAGAAATATATGAACTTGAACAATTACTATATCAGAAGGATTTAGATAACAGTAGAGATGATTTATTCAAGTTCACTCAAACAACATTTAAAAAGTTTAAACCCGAGTGGTTTCATAAAACGTTCTATGACATATTAAATCGGTTTGCACATAAGGAAATAAAAAACCTTATAGTAACAATGCCACCGCAACACGGAAAATCGGAAGGAAGTACTCGAAGGCTATCTTCATTTTTAGTCGGAACCAGACCAGATGACAAAATTGCAGTAGTTAGTTATGCAGCAACAAAGGCACAGAAGTTCGGTAGAGAGATAATGACAATAATGCGTGAAAAGGAGTATAAAGATATATTCCCTCATGTTAAATACCCCGAAAGAGGGTATACAGGCGCAAAATCTAACACCAACATTGAAAGGGAATCCATTAATTCAGATGGTTCTATGAAATTTGTAGGAGTTGAAGGACCATTAACAGGTGATACAATTGATATACTTGTTCTTGATGATCTTTACAAAGGTTGGAAAGATGCTAATTCGCCAATAACTCAAAGGTCTGTGTGGGACTGGTATATAACAGTAGCCAACTCAAGACTGCATAATGATTCCCAACAACTTATCACATTTACACGCTGGAGTGAACAGGATGTGATAGCAAAACTAATTGAATTAGGATTGGTAGTTATTTATGATGGCAGTGAAGCTTTAGATGAAGTTATTGAGAGTTTAGATGATAAGTTTTTACTCATAAATTTTCAAGCCTTAAAAGAAGGGGGACCAACGGAATTAGACCCTAGAGAAGAGGGTAATGCGTTATGGCCAGATAAACACTCTAGGAAGAAACACGAAAGCACCAGAGCGAAAGACCCTGATAAATTTGATTGTTTGTATCAAGGTAACCCACAAAACAAAGAGGGAATTCTTTATAGCAATGACTTTAAAGTTTACAAGGACTTACCAGACTTGAAAATCAAGAAAAATTATACTGATACAGCAGATTCAGGCAAAGATTATCTATGTAGCATCGTGTATGGAGTTCCTTTAAGCAGCACAGACCCACACAAATACGTGATTGATGTTCTGTACACACAAAAAGGAATGGAAGTAACAGAGTCTTTAACTGCTAAAATGTTAAACCGAAATAATGTAAATAAAGCTTGGATTGAGAGTAACAATGGAGGAAAAGGATTTGCGAGAAATGTTAAGAAAATAGTAGACAAGGGCGTAAATGTAGATTGGTTTCATCAAGGAGGAAATAAGGAATCTAGAATATACTCCAATAGTGCAAGTGTGAATAATGAGATAGTCTTTCCAGATGATTGGCATATTAGATGGTCAGTATTTTATAAACACGTAACCACGTATAAAAAAATATTTAGTGCAAATGATTTTGATGACGCCCAAGATACATTAACAGGGATAATCGAAACCGAAGAAAAGAAAGAAGTAGTACACGAAACAGAAGCAAATGCAGACGATTTAGGTCTGTTCTAAACATAATAAAAATGGAATTTATAAAATTAGTTAAAGCAGGAGACATTGAAAGTGCATACGAATTGTTAACCTCTAAGGAAGGTGTAAAAGATCATGCTAAAGAGTTTGATAATGATCGTAATGTTAGAGAAACCCAAGTAGGTAAACGTCCGATAAAAACCACAAAAGATGGGGACGTAAAAGTATCAAGAATCCCTATTCCTTTTCAAAGGCAGATTGTTAAAACAGCATCAACGTTTTTATTTGGCAGCCCAGTAAAACTGATAGAAAGAAAATCAGAATCAGATGATGAAGCTTACAAATCCGTGTTAAATCTATGGGATGATTTGAGATTAGATCCTTTGCTATTAAAATTTTGTAAAGCTGTTAAGTCAGAAACAGAAGCATCAATCATTTTCCATGCTGTTAAATCTAGCACGGATGAAGAAACTAAAATAAAAGCTAAGTTAATAACGAGTGATAATGGAAAGGTATTCCCTGTATTTGATGCCTTTGGTGATATGGTTGCCTTTGGTTGGGAATATGTAATAAAGGAAAATGAAAAGGATGTTAGGTATCTGTACATTTTCACAGCAGAAACGAATTATGCTTTCAGAACTGAATCTGAGGAATGGGAAATGGCAGAAGGCTACCCGAAGCCTAATCTATTTAAAAAAATTCCAGTTGTTTATTTATCACAGAAATATCCTGAGTGGTGGGAAGTGCAAGAAATGATAGATACGTTTGAGATGTCCTTTTCAAAATTTGTAGATACCAACGGTTATTTTGCATCTCCAATGTATAAAGTTACTGGTGCAGTAAAGTCTTTTCCAAGGCCAGACGATACGGCTAAATTAATTAAGCTTGACATCGTTGAAACGGATAAAGGTAATGTGATAGAATCGGACCTTGAAGTGATTAGTTGGGATAGAGCTCCTGAATCATTGAAATTAGAATTTGAAACAAACAAAGGTCTTATTTACGGCTTAACAGACACGCCAGATTTATCTTTTGACAATGTTAAGAATTTAGGAAATATATCGGGTATAGCTTTAAAATTGATGTTTTTAGGTCCTATTTTGAAAGCTAAAGAAGGCGAAGGCGATTATCAAATTGTTATAAGTAGAATAATAAATATTTTGAAATCTGGTATTGGTAATATTAATAATACTGGATTAAATAAGAAGCTTGAAGAGTTACGTGTAGATGTAACATTTACGAGTGTGTTGCCTGAAAACATCAAAGAAGTAATTGAGATACTATCTGAAGCTACCGCTGGCAAACCAATAATGAGCCAAAAAACAGCAGTAGCAAACAACCCTCTTGTAGAGGATAATGATGAGGAGCTGCTAAATATTGAAAGTGAAATTATTTTAGATCTAGGAGCTACAGAAACCCTATGAGGTGGGTTAAAATAATATTGATAAATCTAAAATACTAGTGGAACAGTAAATGAATTGATATTGCAATATGAACTTGCAGTAATTTAAAAATTTAAGAACATAAAATAAATTATAATGGACCCTAATAAAGAAAACAAATCAAAAAAAGTCATTGCTGATATTTTAAAAAATAGAGGCTTTGATTCTCACAAGGTAATCAGCCAAACAGGCGATGTATTGTTAGTAGCCTATGGTTACAGAAAACACAAGCTTTCTGAATTAATCAAGCATGATTATGGATCAAAGACAAGCGAATCTGTCCTAATAGACGGTGAAGTTTCTTTTGAAGAATTTATAAATAAATTAAAAAAGGATAATTAACTAAATGCCAGATCATAAGGAACTACTGAAACTACTTATCAATCAGGAAAGATCGTTAACCCGTATCTATTCTGCTATGGCTAGAGAACTGGCTCTTGTGCTTAAAAAATATAAAGTTCACAGTAATTCAAAACTCTGGTTTAAAAATGCAGCAGTAAAAAAAGAAGTTGATGTAATTCTAGGTAGGTATCAAAAAACAGTACTCAACTATATCTCAAGAAAATCAACAGACGCTTGGAATATGTCTGAAAAGCATAATGATTCTTTTGTATCTAATTATGTTAAGGGCATTACATTGCCTAATAGCGCTGTTTTTTACCAAAGAAATAATAGTGCTTTGAAAGCATTTTTAAAAAGGCAATCCAATGGGTTTACATTATCTGATAGGGTTTGGAATTTATCCAATCAAACACGTTCACAAATAGATTATTTCATTGCAGAGGGTCTAACTACAGGGAGGTCTGCAAACGACTTAGCTAAAGACTTACAACGATACCTAAAGAGACCAGAGAAACGCTTCAGACGATTAAGAGATAAAACAACAGGTAAACTAAAGCTAAGTGACCCTGCAAAAGGTTATCATCCTGGGCGGGGGGTGTATAGGAGTAGTTTCAAAAACGCATCACGTTTAGCTAGAAATGAAATCAATATAGCCTACAGGAGCGCTGATACTGAACGCAGAAAACGGTTGCCATTCGTAACAGGTATAGAAGTACATTTAAGTCAAGCACATCCAAAGTATGACATTTGTGATGAGCTAGTAGGAAAATATCCTAAAGATTTTGTTTTTACTGGATGGCATCCAAATTGTTTATGTTTTACTACAGCTCTTTTAATGCCAAAAGAAAAATTTAAAGAGTATTTACGATCAGGAAATATTAGTAAAAGTAAATATATTAATCTGATTCCTCTCAGAGCAAAAAGGCATTTGAATAAAAATTCTGAAAAGATAAAAAGCTTAAATAACAAACCTTTTTTCATTGCAGATAATTTTAAAGAAACTCAAAAAGGATTTGCCCTAGAAGATAGTATTTCAAAAGTAAAAACGATTGATTTAATAAAAGAAGAAGATCTATTAATAAGCTTAAAAAGCGAAAGCATACACGTTAGTTATATTGATAAAGAAGCAGTTGATCGGTATAATAAAAATTTGAAAGGTTTTAATCTAAAAACTATGTTCAGTGAGTTAGAAAGCGAGCTTAAAACATCAGGAATTATTAATATCAAAAAGGAGGTTTATTTTAATGATGACAATTTTGTTTTTGTACTTCAGTCTAGTGGTTTTAAAATGAGCAGGAAAATTAGTTATGAAAATTCAGCTAATAGCGTTTACCATTCATATTTGAAAATACCAAAAGACGAGCAAGGGGAAGGGTTATGTAAACGATTGTTTCAAAAACTATATAAGCAATATATAGCTGCAGGTGTGAGTCGGATTAATGTTAATGCAAATATAGATATTGGTGGTTATGCATGGGCTAAATACTGTTTTTCAGCAATTAATAAGTTTCAAATTTTAAGGATAATTAATAATTCAAAAGATAAAAACTTCAGGAAAATAGCAAAAAGAAAATTGATTTATCATTACAAGAGTTATGGAGACAGCAAACCTTTTCCAATGTCACGATTGGCAAATATTAAGGGTGGAAAGGCTGCGTTACTGGGTTCTGATTGGGATGGTACTATTGATTTAACAAATGAGAAGGAAAGAAAACAATTTTTGGGATATTTATTTAGATAGATTTTCCCATTCAGATCGATACTTATTATACTGTTCTAAAGTAACACTATAATCATCTAATAATTGATCTAATGTTTCAAAACCTTCTTCAAGTTGATCTACAATACATGCAACTACATGTGATAGTTCAGTTTCAGGGCTAACAGTAAATTCAGAGTGCATTAATGTTGTGAGTTCTTCTTTCATAAGTATAATATACAAAAAAATGGGCAAAAAAACAAATATATTAAAGTCTACCGAAAAATACATCAAAAAACATGGTGTTAGTAAAACACCTGAGCAAATGTTTATTGAATTTCAAGCGGTGTTTAATTTACACAAAGAATTTGAAACCTATTTAAAAGAAAACGGTTATAACACAAAACTAGAACGAATGCAAAGAAATAAAAGACTACTAGAAAAAAGAAGATTATTTATTAATTGGTATTTTGTAAAAACCCAAGATGATCTCTTAGTAAAAGAAGCGTTTATAAACCTTTCAGAAATGATTTTTGCATCTACAAAAACAGTTCAAAAGGACTTATTAAAGGAAGCTACGGACTAAGCTCTTATAATTCCTTTATCATTTTAAATAGCATACTTATATTTATCACTAACAATAATAAAATTAAGTATTATGCTAAAAGAGAAACTCAAAAAAGCACTGATAAAATCAGGGTTTAACGAGGAGCTTGCAGAAATAATCAACGTTACTTCGGAAGGTCAAATCGATGATATTATTAGTCAACTAAAAGAGTCCCAATCATCAGAGAAAGATAGTGTGGATTTCAATGAAATATTAAAATCGGAGGCATTTGAGGATTTTGTTAAAGAAAGTGGGTTTGATAAAGTTATAGACTTCTCAAAAACATTACAAAGTGAACATGATCGAAAAGTAACTAAAGGCATTGCAACGGGTTTAGATAATTTTCTAAAAAAGAAAGGTGGGAAATCAAAAAACGAGGGTGGTAAGCTAAACCCAGAGAAGGATGATGATACGCCTGAATGGGCTAAAGCTATAATAAAAAGACTTGATGATATTGAAACAGGTAGCAAGAAATCAGATTTTTCTGAAAATGTTATCGAAGCTTTAAAGGATTCTATTCTACCAGATAGTTTGAAAACTAAATGGGCGTCTAGGGTTATTGATGGAGATGTTTCAATTGAAAAACAAGTTAAGGCTTTAGAGCAAGAGCATCAGGATTTGCACAAAGAAATTATCGGCGAAAATGTTGGATATGGATTACCTCAAGGAGGACGTTTGGATAAAAAAGTTTCAGACGAAGAAGTTGAGGATTTAGTAAAAGACTTAGGAATTTAACATTAAAATTTAATAAATGGCAACAGCAGATTTAAGTAAAAACAACGGTACAGTTCACACTACAAATGATAGTGTAGTTATTGTACAAGATCTTGACGGCTTGCCAGGAGGTAGAACTTTAAATGTTACAGGATTCCCAGATAGTGAAATATCGGCAGGTCATGTAATAATTAAAGAAACTGCAACTGGTGAATACAAGCCTTTACCTGTGGATAGTACAAAACCAGCAGGATATGAGTATGTAGGGTATTTAGTAGCTTCTTTGAGTGTAGAAAATGCACAGGCAGCTATTACGTACGCTGGCACTGTAAATGAAGCTTATTGTAAGTATAAAATACCTGCAGAAGCAAAAACGAGTATTAACCGAGTAACAATTATAAACGAATAAGATGGTAGCTTCAATATTTCAAGGGTTAATTGCTAAATTTCTTCCAAGTTTAGCAAAGAAAATCACACAAACAGTAAATGATAAATCTGAGGAAATTCAATACGAACATAAAAAGTATCTGAAAAAGGATTTTTCAATAGAAATGAAGTGGCAATCTCTTTCAACTAATACGAATGTAGTTGCTGCTGATGTAGTGTCTTTAGACTCTAAACTCTCACCTAAAAAACGTGGTTCAATTCGTTCTGCAGAAGGCGAAGTACCAAAATTAGGGATGATAAAGTCTCTTAACGAGAGTTCACTACAGGGTTTAAAAAACCTAAAAGCAAGAGGTAAGAAAGAAAAAGAATTAGTTAAAAAGTTGTTTCAAGATGCTGCAGATGGTATCAAAGGGATTTATGAGCGCTTAGATATAATGTTTTTACAAGCATTATCTACAGGAGTAACTGTAATTGATGAAGAAAATAACACTGGTACTGGTGTTCGTATCGACTTTGGTGTTCCAAAGGGAAATCAATTTGGAGTTAAAGCAGAATGGAATAAACCTACTGCATCTCCTATAAGTGATATTGATAACATTTTAACCAACGCTAGAAATGCAGGTCATGTTCTTAAATATATTTGGTTCGATAAGGTTACTTTTAATTCTTTTAAGGCCAACGATCAGCTTAAAAAAGCATATGCAGGGTTCTTAAAAACAGATTCAAGTTTCGTATTTAGAATTTCACAAGAAGAGTTACATAACTTTATGTATGAAGAATTTGGCTTAAAAATTATAATTATAGATAAATTAGTTCAAATTGAAAAAGGCGGTAAACGTGTAGCAGTAGACCCTTGGCAAAGAGGAAACGTAACATTTACAACTTCAACAGACTTAGGAACATTAACCTATGGCGAATTAGCCGAAGTAGATCATCCTGTTAAAGATGTAGAATATAGCACAGTAGACGACTTTGTTTTAGTTTCATTGTTCCGTACAAATAATCCATTAAAAGAGAACACAAGTGTTCAGGCGTTAGCTATTCCTGTTCTTGATAATGTAGATTCTATTTTTATTATGGATACAAATGAAGCTCCTAAAGCTGCTAAAGCTGCTAAAGCTGCTAAAGCTCCTAAAGCTCCTAAAGCTCCTAAAGCTCGGAAAGTAGCAGATGCACCAGCAGCAGAAGCTCCTAAAGCTGAAAAAGTAGATTTATTAAAGGTTGAATTAAAAAAGCCTTAGTGACGGTCTTAGATGCCATACAAGCTAATCCTGTATTTACAGATACATCTGTAAATCATATTAAATCTGTTTTAGTTAGCCGTTCCATAGATGGGGCAGCTACCTATTCAGAAAGTTCTTTGAAAGAGGTTGAATTGGTTACGGCTGATTTATATTTTGCACTGACACTAGTACCTGACTTTAAAGAAGGTCAATTAGCACTAAAGTATAATCCTGCTTTATTGAAAGAAAGGGCAAAGTCCCTATACAAAAAGCATGATGACCCTAGAGCGATAGAGTTAGAACCGAATATAATTAATGTAGGTATTTCTGTGGAAGATGTTTAAAAGATACCCTCATACTGGAAAAATTGTTATTAGTAAAGAAACTGATAACGGAACAGGAATCCCTGTAAAAATCGATACTGAAATCGAAATAACAGGAAGGTATGAGCCAGTAGGACAAAAAAAGGCTTTAGATTATTCGGCAAAGTTTTATTGTAAAACTAATGATATTATTCAATTTGAAGTAGATGGGCAAAAGTTCTTATACAATGGGAAACAATTTAAAATTGTTCAGCTACATAATTATCAATCACATTGTGAGATATGGCTGGAATAAAAGGTTTAAGAGCTCTATTTACTGGTAGTCAATTAATAAATGTATTTAACCAATTTCAACAAGAAGTTGATAAAAAAACATTAGAAGCCTTTCAGTATGTTGGTGAACAATTTGTAAATAAAGCGAGAGTAAATGGCAATTATTCAGATAGAACAGGAAACCTAAGAAGTTCAATTGGCTATATTATTTTGCACAACGGCAATGTAATAGATGAAAATTTTGAAGGTGGTTCTAAAGGGCAAAGTCAAGGAAAACAAGTAGCTGAAGAAGTAGCTAATCAATACCCAGATGGGTATATATTGATAGGGGTTGCAGGAATGGAATATGCAGCTTATGTTGAAGCTAAAAACTTTGATGTAATAACAGGATCGGCTCCTGAAAGAGAATTATTAAAATCAATATTAAGTGAAATCTAGTTTTGACATATTATCAGCGTTGTATCAAATACTAAATGTACCAACAGTTAACGACAAGCTTTCTGGGAAGATTTACATAGGAGATACACCAGATACAAACCAAAAGGACGATATAACTATAAAGACTTTGAATAATCCTAATAGATACCTTCAAAATGGTTTTATAAACTTGAATATCCATGTAAAAGAAATAAGTTCAGGAAGGGCAGATCTGGCAAAGTTCAAACAAATAATTAATACTGTTATTCCTTTAGTAGATAATGTAATGCATCAAGGTTATTCGTTTCAATTAGATGATGACAAAGGAGTGTTTAAGGATCAGGATAAAGACAGTATGTATTTATATAATTTAAAATTAAAATTTCAAACATTATAAAAAATGGCAAAAGAAAACAATATTAGAGGCGTTGAAAAAATCGAAATCGGTTTACCTGGAAACGGGGTAGTAGGCAGCTCATTAACGGAATTTAAAGCAGTTGTTTTGAATTCTCTATCCTTAACAGGAAGCGAAGCAAACGAAGAAACTATTAAAACAGAGCAAGATGATAGTTATTTATCAATAAATACAGATTCTACTCCTGCAACTTCAACATTTAAATTGTATGAGGTTTCAGGGGGAAGTGCTGTAATGCTTATGGGTGGTACTTGGCTTGCGCCATCTAAAACTTGGAAAGCACCAAAGGTAGCTCCTAATATATACCTATCTGTGGTAATTACTGATATAGCAGGAAACAAGATAACGTTTCCATACGCAAAGATTTCTGCAAAATTTGAGGGGAATATCACTAAAGGCGAATTACTTTCAGTAGACATGACTATAACGGCTAACACTCCAATAACGAGCAACGGTTTAGAAAAATCTCCTTACGAGATTTCATTTTCAGCTTAATCAATAAAACTAAGGGGCGTTTTAGCCCCTTTTTAACATATGGATAAACAGAAACAGGACTTACTGCAGGCTTTAATAGAGAAACCATCAACTTACGAGATTAAGGTTTCAGATAATTCTATGCTTCCAGAAAATATTAAGAATAGGAAAACAATATCATTCACAGTCAAGCCCCCTACTTTAGAGGTCCTAGCAAAATGTGCATTACCTGCACTTAAAGTTCCTGAAAGTGTTCGAGAATCGAAAGAATTAAAATTTGAAGAAGCTATTGAATACCGAAATGAAATGGCTGAAGTATTTGCTGTATTGGCTCATGGTAAAGCAACGGATTTCCCTAGTTGGTATGTGCCTTTCGTGTTGAATAATTTAACACCAAAGGAATTGTATATGCTTTTTTATGAAAGTGTCTTAAAGTTGCAAACCGATTTTTTTTTAAACTCTTTCCAAATAGCAAATCAGAACAATCCGATGATGATGAACCAAATAGCAAATCAGAACAATCCGATGATGATGAACCAAATAAACGATTCAATCCCTGCCAATTCATAGGGAGTATTTGTAATTATTATCACTACAGTTACGACTTTGTATTTAAAGAAATATCATTCCAGAATTTATTATTGCTTTCTGCAAGTGTGCCAAAATACAAATCAAAAAAGAATAAAAAGAAAGATCAATCGTTAACGGAAATACTTAAAAACAATGGAGAGTAAACTTAAGATTGTAATAGAGAGGTTGAAAGCAGCCAAATTGGGCGAAAACATCTTATGTTCTGAATTTTGGCGAAAGATAATTGCATTGTCTGAAAGCTTCAATGAAAAGGATTGTTGGTCTCTTATGATTGGTAATATTGAATGGCTTCTTAATACAGGAATAATGACATCAGATGACATAGTCTTGTGGTTTACAGAAAAACAATTAAATAAACACGGCATTTATAGCAAGGGAACTCATAAAATAGTAGATGGTAAAGCTACTGGAATTAAGAAAGCTAAATTTCATGTCTCTGGTCACAGCCGAATAGTCTTATTTGACACAGCATTTGCCGAAGGTTTTGATTCAACTTTTATTACAGGGTTTCAAAATAGTTCATTTGAAATCAAAAACTGTACAGGAGAGTCATTTGGAAATTGTAAAGTAGTCGCTAGAGATTTTTCTAAAGTTGAAGCTTGGGATAATTCAACAGTAAAAGCAGAAACATATTCATTTGTCATGGCTCATGAAAATGCACAAGTACAAAATTCAGAAAACAGCCACACAATTATTATTTAGAAATAATATCAATTATCACTTCTTTTACTAAAATTTGATGGGCTTAGTGTTATTTATTTAACGCTCTTATTCTTTTTCTGTAATAATTTTTTTTTGCTTCTAGTTTAGAAATTGGGCGAGGGGTCGAAGCCTCACCCAATTTATTAGAAGCTTCGAGATATTCCGAGACTTCTTTCAAACACGCCTGTAAGCGGTTAAGGGTTTCAATAGGTACTTGCACCATTTTATCAATTTTACTCATGATGGTTGTTTTATAAAAATTAACATTAAAGTTTTATATAGTCATCTATACTGTATTTATCAACAAAATCGTACAAATCCTTGCCTTCCAATACAAGGTCTATAAACTCGTTTTTACTCTTTAAAAAGAATCGATTCCCTTCACGTTTATAGTATTTGAATTTAATATCAGATGGCTGTAAGTCTAAAGAATCAAAAACGGATCTAACATTTGATTTTCGCTTTAAATCTGCTAGAAACATAAATCGATATGTATCAACTTCTTTGCCATTAAAATAGGCTCTAGTACCTTTCCAATCCAGTACATTATACTTAAAAAGAGGAAACCATTTTGTATAGGCGCTCATTTCTTCATTGGTCTCTAACTTAATTTCTTTACCATTATATGACCCGCCAAGAGTTAAAGCGCATTCAAGAGCTTTGCTGAAATTCTTTGACTTACTATTACCTATTATAAGTGTGTACAATTTTTTTGGTTAAGTAGTAGCAAACAGAGTTTAAGGTTGCCGAATCTTGATAAACTACAGCATTAATTGAGCCAAACTAAGGCTTAAGCTGAAATAACTACTGTTATTGTAATAGCATTCATTTAAGTAATAATCTATCTTTTTTTAAGTAACCAATGACAATGTGATGACCTTTTTCATCTTTTTCGTAGATTGGTTTTAAGTTGTTCTGTTTTGTTGAAACAAATAAATCTCTTAAATCAACATCTAAAGTTAATGAGATTTTGATAAGAGTATTTTGTCTCGGGAATTTATCCCCTCTTATTAGCTCTGTACAATAAGTATAAGACAATCCTGCTTTTGAAGCGAAATCCTTAGTGCTTATCCTTTTCTCTTTCAATATTTCCTTAATCCTTAACAAGCTCTTCATTTTACAAATATATAAAATTACCTTAAATAGTTGTTTAAAATATATCATTTAGCGTATATTCATAAGATAACCAACTCTAAAGGCGTATTTATCTTAAAATACTAAATAAAAAAAAATACTAAAACGTCCAAGCTTTAAAATAAAAGTTTAAACGGGATTAAAATTTAGTATGTAATTATAAAATTTAAAGCAATGAAAAAGACAAATTTAGAAACTGGTGACAAATTAATGCTACTTCAAGGCATAGACTTGATCGAAAATGGATTGAGATTTTTAGATTGGATGAATAAATCTAAGAATGAAACTACTGCTGATTCTCTTATGATACTAAAAGATAGATTTAGGTTTTTTAAAGAGAATGCATTAAACGATCATAATTTTGACTTATTTATTATTAGTAAAGCAAAAAACAGTATTGGTAATATTCAAAATAACCATAAGCAAAAATGCAAAGTACGTAAAGAGTTAGAAAGACTTAAAACCGAAATACTTAACAAACGTTTTTAATTAAAAACAAATATTGTTTAGCTTTTATCCATTATAAGCCTACCCATTAAATCGACGGAAACTACGGATATGAACCCCTATAATACTTCATTTTAAGACACCCTACTTATACATTTAATGAAAATGTAAATAGATGGGTATTGTTAAAGGAGATAACTCTTTATTTTTTTCTACGGGACTAGATAATTCAGGATTAAAACAAGGTAAATTCGAAGCAGTAAATATAATTAAAGGTTTAGGTAGTAAATTATCTAAAATCAACCCTTTTATTGCCTTATCTGTAGCAGCAGTTGCAGCATTTGGTATTATTGCTAATGAAGGCTATAAAATGGCAAAGAGTTTTGAATCTGCGATGGCAGAAGTAAGGACTATTGCTAATGTATCTGATAAGGATTTTGATAAACTTGAAAAGAGTGTCTTTGGTCTTTACAAGCAGTTAGGAACAGAACCGCCAGATAAACTCGCAAAAGGTTTATATGAAATTATAGGGGCTGGATTTGAAGCAGGAGATGCCCTGGGAATACTTGAAATAGCGTCTAAAGCTGCAACTGCTGGTGTTACAGAAACAGCAGTAGCATCAGATGGACTTACCACAATTTTAAACGCTTTCAAACTTGAATCAAAAGATGCACAAGCGGTAGCAGATATTATGTTTGCGACTGTAGACCGTGGTAAAATTTCCTTTGAAGAATTATCTAGTCAAATAGCTGTAGTTGCTCCAATAGCAGCTGCAAGCAATATTTCTTTTGAAGAAGTAGGTGCAGCCGTAGCTACACTTACCAAACAAGGAACTCCTGCCAGTGTAGCAATGACACAAATTAGAAGTGCTATTATCTCTACAAATGAAGTTTTAGGAGATGGTGCATTTAAAACACTTTCACTACAAGAGGGTTTTCAGAAAATGTATGAATCTGCAGATGGTAGCCAAAACAAACTAAAAGAACTTGCAGGGAGAATAGAAGCTGTAAATGGTATCATTGGTATAGCAGGACCAAACCTGAAAGGTGCAACAGGAGACTTAGATGCTATGGCCAAGTCGGCAGGAAGTGTTGATAGGTCTTTTAAAACTATTACATCTACAACTGCAAATCAATGGAAAATATTCGGTAATAAAATTAAAGCGACAACCAAAGGAATTGGTGACGCTGTTCTTATAATGAGTGGAGGTTTAGTAAGTAGTTTAAATAAAGGACTTGACGCATTACAAGGAGTAACATCTGAATCTATAAAACAGGCATCAGAATTTAAGCTTTTAAGAAATGAATTGAACTCTGCAAACACATCATTTGACAGAAAAGTAGAAATTTTAAAAGAAATTAAGCAAATATATCCTGAGTACTTGACTAATCTGGACACAGATAAAATCAACAATGAAAACCTTAATGATGTTTTACAAAAAGTAAAAAAATCATTAAAGGATATTAACCAAGAACATAAAAATAGAATAGAATTATCGGCATACAATGATGATGTTATAAGCGCTCGTGATGAACTGAAAGCTCAAGAAGGAACATTAGATAGAGCCAAAAAACGATTTTCAGAAATAACTAAAAAAGCAAATGAAGAAGCTACTAAAAAGGGGGTAGAGCTTGAGTTGTCTTTTGCAGCTGGTGACGATATTGATAGCATAGTTAATGAGATTGTTAGTAAGGTGCCAAGTTTTACGATGTATGATTTAGATGAATTGAGAGGAGCTGGTCAATTCATAAAAAACCAAGAAAATAGTGTAGAGAGTGCGAGAAAAGAATTAGAAAAAGTAAATTTTAATCTTGACGAAGAAAACAGGAAAATTTATGATAATGAAAAAGGGTATGAAAAAATAGTTAATCAGATAAAAAACATTAACTCATTAAATAATTTAGAACAATTTAAAGGCTTCAATTTCCCAAAAATAAAAGAAGCAGTAGAAGAACGAAAAAAAGTAATAATTGAGTTAAACTCTATAAAGGAAATAACAGAAGACCAATACAAGGCAAATAAGAATATATTTAAAGAATCTTTAGATTCTGAAAATAAACAAATAGCTGAAGCTGCTAAAAAGCGAAAAGCATTTTTTGATTTTAAGCGACCAACAGGAGGAGATGGAGAAGATGATCGAACTGAAATTGAAAGATTTAATGACCTCCTTAATGAACGAAAAAAACAATATAAAAGCTACAATAATTATGTTAACCAATTAGGTAAAGAAGCTGCTGATAAGGAATTTGACACGTTACTAACCCAAGGTGCTAACTATACTGAATACTTACGAAGCCAACTAATTAAATTTCAAGATAACCAAGACAAAAAGATAGCTATTAGTAATGCTGCTTCAAGCGGTGGTGTAGGATTGAAGCCAAGAGAAAA